ATGCGTAAAAGAGGTATAAAATCACCAGACAAGGCAGACGCACTTGCTTTGACTATGGCAAGTTCGGCAGCTTCGTTTAGTGGCAGTCAGGCTTTTATGGGTTATAATTTCAAAAAACCCTTGAAGTCAAGAATATTTAGAGTGGGATAAAAATGGCAGACGATGTTACAAATCTATTAAACACTATGAATCAATACAGGCAAAGAAGAAAAGATTTGGATGATTTTATAAGAAAAAATAGACTGGTTTCAAAAGAAGCTCAAATGAATCTAATGATGGGCGAAGGTTATCGTGATCCTCGTTTTATAAAAACTACAGGATTTCCCTTAATAGACAGTTTCAGCTTACAACCCCTTATGCCTAGCGGTAGTGGACAGGTTTTATCAGATAGACAAATAGGTATGAAAACTGATCGTATAGCTCACAGGATAGACACTACTTCTGGATTAGGTGTTTACAATCCTGGTCAATATGACTTTGACAAAGATGAAATTTTATATCAAACAATGACAAGTGAACTAAGACCAGATTTGACAGGTAGATATGGCGCAAGAGGAACACAAGTTCACGAGCTTGTTCATAGAGCTATTCATCAAAGCGGATATTATGACAATTTTCATAATAGTAATTTTATTAAAAAAAATACTCGAAATTTAAAAGCGAGATACAACAGACCTTTAATTGACGAAGCTTTAGCACACGCTTATCAACACTTAGATGCTGGTGGAAAAATTGACGATAATGAATTAAAAGAAGATATTAGATTTAGGGCCAGAACAGGGTTTGATTATAAATATCCAAACAAAGTAGCAGATAAAGTTTTTAAAGCATTACCAATAATAAAAGAAGATTTTGAAAATTATCTTAAAGATTTACAAAAAATAGAAAAACAAAATGGCAAAAAAGAAACCAGAGCAGATTGAAGAAGAAATCGAAATGCAAGTAAGCGAAGAAACTAACTTACTTAACCTGTCGGGAGTTCTAAAAGCTGAGATGGATGATGCGAGAGACTTCATACATCAGGTTGGAGAGGAAAGAGCAGAATCAACAGAATACTATCTTGGTAACGAACCAGAATCTACGAGCACATTACAGTCTGAGTTTATATCTACGGATGTAAGAGACACAGTTTTATTTATGTTGCCATCTATCATGCGTACTTTCTTTGGTACTAAAAAGGTAGTTGAGTTTGTACCCAAAGGTGTAGAGGACATACCTCTAGCAGAACAACAAACAGATTATATTAATCACATAATCCAACAAAAGAACAATGGCTTCCAAGTTCTATACAGTGCCTTCAAAGATGCACTGGTAAGAAAGACAGGATTTGTCAAAGTGTTTTGGGATGAGTCAGTAGAAGCGACCATGCACGAATACAGCAATTTAGAACCACAATCTTATCAGGCCTTGGTACTTGATCCGGACGTTGAGATTATCGAAGAAGAGATAACACAAGAAACCATTACTACGCTTGATCCCATAACTGGTGAAGAGGTAACGCAAGAAGTACCAGTCAGCATTGACATGACCATACGTAGAGTCAAACAAAAAAATCAGGTGTGTATGGAAGCCATACCACCAGAAGAAGTTTTGATTAGTAGGCATGCAAAAGATTTACAGACTGCAAGTTATGTAGCTCATAGAATGATCAAGTCTGTGTCTGATCTAGTCGCTATGGGCTATGATCCAGAAGAAATAGAAGCCCATTCAGGCTATGGTGGTAGTGCGGTTGATCCAGAATCTTACGATGAGATCAAAGCCAGAAACCCATTTGATAACATGGTATATCCCGATAGGAACGATGCTGGCGGTAAAGACATTTTATACATCGAGCATTATCTATTCTATGATTTTGATGGCGATGATATTGATGAAAGAATAAGAGTATGTACTATTGGCGATGGTTGCCACATACTCAATATAGATTCTTTTGATGATTTACCCATCGTGATGTTTTGTCCCGATCCCGAACCGCATACCGCTATCGGTTCATGTCCGGCAGACTATCTCAAGCCTATACAGGCAGCTAAGTCACAGATAGTCAGAGATACATTAGATTCACTTGGACATTCAATCTTTCCTCGCATGGCTGTGGTCGAGGGTCAGGTCAATATTGATGACGTATTGAACACTGATATAGGGCAGCCGATTCGTGTACGTGCACCTGGTATGGTACAACCTTTTAGCGTACCCTTTGTTGGTAAGGAAGCTTTCCCTGTATTGGGCTATCTTGATGAGTCTAAAGAGAATCGTACAGGCGTATCAAAAGCTTCTGCTGGTTTAAACGCTGATGCTTTACAATCGAGCACTAAAGCAGCAGTTTCAGCTACCATGTCAGGTGCACAAGGCCGTATAGAACTCATTTGTAGGCATTTTGCCGAAGGTGGTATGAAAGATTTATTCGGTTTGGTCAACAATCTAGTGATAAAACACCAAGATGCACAAGATATATTCCGTCTGAACGGCAAATTTGTACCAGTTGACCCAAGATATTGGGATAACAACAAAGATATAGTCGTAAATGTGGCTATCAGCAAGACCTCAGACGATGAAAAGTTCACTATTTTGTCGCAATTAGCCGGCAAACAAGAGCAAATACTGTCTCAGCTTGGAGTACAGAACCCATTAGTGAGTTTACAGCAGTATTCCAACACTTTGAGCCGTATGATAGAGATGGCTGGCTTCAAAGACCCTGAATCCTTCATCAATACGCAAGTTCCACCAATACCACCTGCACCGCTTGAACAACAAAAACCAGACGCAGCAGAGATATTGGCGCAAGCAGAGGCTATGAAAGCTCAGAACCTAGCTCAGAAAGCTATTATTGACGCAGAGACAGACAGAATGAAGATTATCATGGACGATGATAGGTCAAGAGACATAGAAGAAGCGTCTATCAGGCTAAAAGCAGCAGAACTGTTGGCTAAATACGGAACTCAGGTCAACATTGCAGAGATAAACTCTATTATGGAAAGAGACAGAGAATCAATTAGACAAAATGCTAAACAACAAGCACAAGGACTATTCAGCAACAATGTCCAACAAAATCTATGATATTGAAGTCTTGGAAGGCGATACTGTTTATGTCGGAACAGAGGTTTTTGCCATTGACGAACACCAAGCCTTTGAGATAATGATAATTATGTTTGGCGGAAGTATTAACAGAGATTCGGAAATACTCAGTTGTGAAGAAAGGATGATACAGTAATGGCTATAGAATACAGAGGTGAGAAGTTCGCTGGTTATAACGAACCCAAAAGGACACCTGGTAAGAATAAAAAGTTTGCTGTATTGGCGAAGGTCAATAACAAAGTCAAACTCATACGCTTTGGTGATCCAAATATGAAAATAAAGAAAAATCAACCAGAGAGAAGAAAATCATTTAGGGCTAGACACAAGTGCGATACCAGCCCACCTAACAAACTAACGGCAAGATATTGGTCTTGTAAAAACTGGTGAGAAAATTTAAGAAAGTACCCAAGACAAAAGGCGGAGTTCCTAAGAAATACGTTAGGGGAGCGAAGAACCCTAAAGCGAGAGAAAGGGAAATCAAGCGTACTGCAACCTTATATCGTCAAGGCAAGCTTACACCAGCTATGATGAACGCTATATCTAAAAGGAGAAGTAAAGGATGAGCAAACAAGCAGTCATAGACAAGTATTCCAAATCAAGCGGTATATCTAAGAGCACACTAAGCAAGGTCTATAAAAGAGGTTTGGGTGCTTACTACTCATCTGGCTCAAGGCCCAAAGTATCAGCGCATCAATGGGCTGCTGGCAGAGTACGCTCATTTGCTACAGGCAAGGGCGGAGCTAGAAAGGCAGACGCAGACCTACTAAGACCCAAGAAAAAGAAAAAGTAAATCATGGAGGACGCAGTTCTCATTGTCTCAGAACTTGGTGTACCCACAGCAGCATTAGTAGCAGTCGGTTTCTTTGTCTATAAGCTGGTATTCAAAATAGTTGATAACTTGTCAGATAGGTTAGACACTGTAGATGACAAAGTACAAGAGAGCTTAGATAACATAGAAGAAAGACTAGGTTCTAAGCTTGATTCACAACATGGTATCTTGGTTGCTCTGATTGATAGAATCAGATCGCTAGATAACGAAATCATCAGACAAGACACTATGATCAAGGTTCTGTTAGGACAAGGTAATCTGATAGACATAGATAAGATTGCTAAAGCAGAGAGAGATGATCAAAGGAAAGACTAAATAGAATGGACAGAATAATATTAATATTCGTAAATCTAATTTTTCTTTTTGCTGTTTTGTTTCTTAGTGCCGATGAGATGGTGCACAAGTTTAAGAATCCAAGCTTTAGTGGTGAGGGCACTTCTAGTCACTACCTAACCATAGAGAATCAAGAGTTCAGTCGTAAAGAAGCCATACGAGAAGAGATCAAAGCTTTTACAGAAGAACTAGAGCGTGAGGCAGATAACACTACACTTGCGAGATTCATACGTAATTTAGAGAGTAGAATATACGCACAACTAAGCAGACAGTTGGTTGATAGTCTATTTGGTGAGACTGCATCTGAGTTCGGTATTTTAGAATTAGAAGGTAACACCATAGAATATAAAGTAGAGGACGATAAAGTAACACTGATAATTACAGATGAAGAAGGCAATACAACAGAAATTACTGTACCTCTCGGTTCTTTCACTTTCTAGTTGCGCCTTAATCATACCGCCATTAGACAATGGAGTACCACCCGTAAGAAGTATTGAGTCAGCAGAGGTTGGTTCTTTGTTGACCAAACTATCAGAAGTGCCTACTCCCGAACGCAAACCCATAGTAGCTGTGTACCCCGGTTCTTTTGGAGATGATACAGGACAGCGCAGAAGTAACAGTCAATACGCTAGTTTTAGTACAGCTATCACACAATCACCTGATGCGTACCTAATAAGGGCCTTGCAACATTCTGGTGTGTTTGATGTCGTAGAGCGCACAGGACTAGACCACCTTACAAAAGAAAGACAAATCATTCGTTCTGCAAGAGAAACTTTTGATGAAAAACAACAACTTAAACCTTTACTATTCGCTGGCTTGTTGATGGAGGGCGGAGTTGTTACCTATGAAACTAATGTCAAATCAGGTGGAGCTGGTGCAAGATATTTGGGTATAGGTGCTTCTAAAGAATACAGACAAGACTCAGTAACCATATCCTTACGAACTGTATCTGTTTTGACAGGTAAGATATTGATAGAGGTCTTAGTCAGTAAGTCAATATTGAGTGCTGCGATATCTTCTGATGTGTTCAGATTTTATGCAAACAACACCGAACTGGTTGAAATAGAAAGCGGTATAGTAGAGAATGAGTCTATAAACATTGCTTTACAGATGGCAGTAGAGACAGCAGTTTTACAAACAATAGAGGAGGGTTATGAAGAAGGCTATTGGAAACATAAACAGACTGATATTATCAAGCCTGATTGCGATGATGAGTGCATCGCTAATATACGGGGCTGATAACGAAATATTCATAGATCAGTCAGGTGCTACATCTAACTTGGACATAGAGCAAGTTGGTGGAGGCGGAAACATCATTGGTGGTGCTGATGCTGCTGCCGGATCAATGACTGCACTAGATATTGATGGTACGACTATGACCTTAGATATATTACAAAAAGGTGCATCAAATAAATTCTTAGGTGATATATGGGCTGATAGCTACACTGGTTACTTTCAATTCATTGGCGATAGCAACACTTTCAATATGTCTACTGACGAGACAAATGCAACCGGAGCAGATGGTTCTAATGTAAACGTACAAGTCACAGGCAACACAAACACCATGACCCTCAATCATGCGATGACAGCACTAGCAGCAAACCTAGATTTAGATTGGATCATACAAGGTGGAGGTAACACAATCACATCAGCTATAGATGTAGATGGTGCAACCAACTACATGGATATAGATGGTGATGATAATACTGTAACCTATGATGGGGATGGGTATGCAGGTGGCTACTTCTACCTAGATCATACTGGTAACGACAGGACTTTTAACATAGATCAGGAATCTACATCTGATAATGACTGGCTCAAGATTACATCTGCTGGCTCTAACGGCACTGTTTGTGTTACTCAGTCAGACTCAGGTAATTCATTCGTCTGTTGAGATAGGAGCAATATCTGAACTAAGAGGTAACGCACAGGTTCTTAGAGACAAACCTTATGGTGCAGAAATAGACTTTGGCATACTCAGCTATGACAAAGTAGAAACTGCTAATGGACGCATGGGCATCACGTTCATAGATGAAACACAGATAAGACTTACAGAAAACTCAAAGGTGTTGATTGATGAGTTTGTATTTGATCCCAACCCCGATAAATCCAAGATGGCCCTTACCTTTGCAAAAGGAACTGCAAGATTCGTTACTGGTAAATTAAATAAAGTAAGCAAGAAGAATATAAAAATACGAACGAACAGTGCAACCATTGGTATTAGAGGCACAGACTTTACTATCACTGTGGACGAGCTTGGCAGATCGTTAGTCATTTTGTTACCTGATATAGATGGCACATCTAGTGGCGAAATAACAGTAGAAACTGCTATGGGATTAGTTGTATTGAACAAACCATATCAATCTACTGTTGCTAGTGGTTTTGAACAAGCACCAACAAAACCTGTAATTTTGGATATAACATTAGATCAGATAGACAATATGTTGATTGTAAACCCCCCAAAGAAAACAGCAGACATTATAGAGCAAGAAGAACAAACTAAATCGGCAGACTATTTAGATTTCAATGATCTTGATATTGATTATCTAAACGAGGATTTTCTGGATGCAGAAGAAGAACTTGAGTTTACCGAGCTAGATGTCAACTATTTAGACGTAAACTTTTTAGAGGACTTGTTAAATGTGTTGGACGCACTAGCCATAGAGAAAGAAGAGGACGCACTGAAACAAGGTGGTGTAGGAATCAGAATAACTGGTACAGAGATTGGTCAAGATAAAGACACACAGATAACGACAATAGTATCTGGTCAAAATATTAGTCTTACTAGAACAGTCAGTCAAAGTGCCAAACTAAACCTTGATGGCTCTGGTAGCTATACAGTTATACTGGTACAAGATGGTGTCTCTAACGTAGTAAAAATCAATGGTGGCTCTTCAACAACAATAACCATCATGCAAACTTCCGGATAAAAAGGCTTCAAAGAATAGTGCTTTATCGTACAAATATGGGTTAGAATTGTTATAACTTTTACATAAAACAATATAAGGAGAAGAAATGCCTGGATATAAAAGTAAAAAGCCAATGAAACCTAAGATGAAAAAGAAAAAGGTCAAAGTCACTAGGATGCGAAGATATTAGTGGCAAAAAAAGTAAGTGCGGAAGATAAAAGAAAACAAACCGCCTTTTTTTGGAAATTCTTGTTGGAGCAAAAAAAGAGGGAGAAAACATGCCATTTAGAAAATACTCACCAAAACAAAAAAAATTAGCCAGAGTTGCAAAGCCTAGAAATAAAATTACTGCTGCTGATTTGGCAAAACTCAGAAAAAAGAAAAAGAAATGAAGAAAAAAGTAAAAGCACCAAAAGGTTTTCATTTTATGAAAAGTGGTAGAACTTTTAAGCTTATGAAAAACAAAGGTAAGTTCGTGCCCCATGATGGGGCAAGTCAAACCGCAGAATTTGAAGTAGTAAAAACACACAAAACAAAATGAAAGATTTACTAAAAAACTTAGTGGGTACAGTTGCCCCTACGCTTGGTCAAGCAATCGGTGGCCCTATGGGTGGTATGGCAGCTAACATGATTGCAGATGTATTGGGCTGTAAGAATGATCCAAAGTCAATACAGCAAGCTATGGACAATGCTACACCCGAACAAATGCTTGAACTCAAGAAAGCAGAAACTGACTTTGAAGTAAAAATGAAAGAGCTAGAGGTAGATGTATTCAAGCTAGAGACAGAGGACATACAAGATGCTAGAAAGGCTTTTTCAAAAGACTGGACAAGCAGAATAGTTGGTATTCTTATAATAGTTGGATTTCTTGGTTACATATTCACAGTCACACTTATGCCACCAGATCAAAACTCAGACACTATAGTTTCTCTTGTGCTTGGGTATTTAGGTGGTCTGGCATCAGCAATTATTAGTTTTTATTTTGGTGCGTCACAGTCAAACGATAAAAATGATTAAAGAACTCACAGAACATCTAATTGAGTTTGAAGGTCTAAGGTTGAAACCCTACTTATGCACAAGTGGTAAAACCACTATAGGAGTAGGCAGAAACCTTGACGACAGAGGTATCTCAGAGGATGAAGCCATGATACTTCTTGCTAACGACATAAAGATAGTACAAGAAGAACTGCAAGCTAGATGGGACTGGTTTAAAGATTTACCCCCTAGACCTAAATTAGTTATGATGGACTTGGCATTTAACATGGGAGTACCGGGCATATCTAACTTTCAGAATATGTTACGTGATCTACAAGAACAAAACTGGAAAGGTGCAGCAGAAAACTTATTAGATTCTAAATATGCCAAACAAGTAGGCAGAAGGGCTATCTACAATGCAAACCTTTTAGAAACTGCTGATGATTTATCTTTGCCATCAAAAGTAACATAATGCTAGAATAAAACTATGGCAGAAGAAACTTACGATCCGTTTGCATTTAGTGACGTTGGAAGAAGGGCACTAGAAGGTGAGTATATAGACTCAATGAGATTTTTCTGGTTTGATCCTGTTACCGGAGAAGAAGGACAAACCACAGAAGGTTATAGTAGAGTTCCTGACTCAGCCAAGCCATACATATATCTGAACCCCAATGAGAGAAACGCTGCTAGAGATAAGTTTTACTCTAGTGGCGCAGGGTTTGGTGGTACAGACCTAGCAGGTGGACAAGGCATTGGTGGTGGCTTATTAAGCGGTCAGGCCTACGCACAACAAATAGCTGGCGGTATTCCGTTTGAACAAGTCGTAGCTCCTGGTATGAGTTTTTCTCCCGATCAGCCAATGGGCTTTTTAGCAGAAGGAGCTACACCTTTTGTTCCAAGATCAATTACACCACCCGAAACTACACAACAAGAAACAACTTTTTTCCCTAGCGTAAGCGATAGCAACGCTGGTATGACTGGTGCAGATTTAGGCTTGCCCATGGGTACGGGAACACCCATGCCAGCCGGTACTTTTTTTGATGAAACGTCTGTGACTCGCATGCCAGCAACCCTACCAGAACCAATGATGCCAGTAATGCCTATGGTTCAACCTATGATGCCGGTTATTGAGCCTGAAATACCAGTTAGTATGCCAACAACACAGCCTGAAATACCAGTTAGTATTCCCGTCATAGAGCCTATGGCAAGGGAGTTACCTGTAATACCAGACATACCTGTAAATCTTGGTTTTCCAACAGTACCGGTACAACCGATATTGGAAAGAGAACCAGTGATTCCAACTATGCCTGTTATGACAAACTTTACAGTTCCACAAGACCCAATACTGAATATAGAAAATATTATTTCACCAATCAGAACTGGCGGAACTCGTAGATTACTTGGTACTTTGTAATGGTTACTGAAAAAGAAGTAAGACAAGCATCAGAAGCAGAGAGAATACTAGAATCAGATGTATTCAAACTATCTTTAGAAAATCTAAAAAAAGAATACTTACAAGCTTGGATAACATCAAAAAAACCAGATGAGGTAGATGCAAGAGAAAACTTGCATAAATCAATCTTATTATTACCAGAAATAGAAAAACATCTGCGTATCATTGCAGAGAAAGGTAAGCTCACCAAAGCAAACATAAATAAAGTTAGAACTATCGGCTAACTGTTTACTTTGTCTTTTAAATTCGTATAAAATGTCCTTATATTTTATAAGGAGAGTTTATGAGCAACACCGCAAAGCCGACTGCATTACAAACAGACTTAGAAAGTGCTACCCAGTCACTTGAGAGTTTTTTGACTCCGCAAGAGGATAAAGTCGAAGAAACAGCAAATGAAGAGGTAGATGTCATTGAAGATGATACTTACGAAGAAGAAGCAGAAGAAATAGAAGAAGCTGCTGAATCCGAAGAAGAGATTGAATATGACGAAGAAATCGAGGACGATGAACAATTAGAGATTGAAGAAGAACAAGAGCAACCCACTTTATATACCATCAGAGTTGATGGAGAGGAAGTAGAGGTCACGCTTGAGGAACTCCAAAACGGATATTCACGTCAGCAAGATTACACCCGTAAAACCCAAGACTTGTCTCAACAAAGAAAAACACTTGAGACAAAAGAAAAGGAGATTGCGGAGAGAGATGCTATTTATGCACAGTTGTTACCAAAGATGGAAGCCCAAATACAGGGCGAGATGGCTAACGAACCAGATTGGACACAGTTATATGAAGATGATCCCGTAGGTTATGTTCGTGAAAAGCAAATTTGGGATGAAAGAAAAGAGAGATTGTCTGCTGCTCAAGCCGAACAGCAAAGACTTCAACAAGAAGCATTTGCTAAACAGCAAGAGCAATATGCACAAATGGTGCAAGAAGGACAACAAAAACTCTTAGAACTCATACCTGAATGGCAAAATCCTGAAACAGCGCAGCAGGAAAAGTCAGCTATTCGTGAATATGGCATTAACGTCTTAGGTTATTCACCTCAAGAGATGGACACAGTATATGACTACCGAGCTTTACTTGGTTTGAGAAATGCATGGCTTAACAGTAAAACAGTTGAAGCTGTGAAGAAAAAACCAACGCAAAAAGCAAAAGCTAGGGTTGCAAGACCTGGAACTACTAACCGTCCGAAATCAGTAACACCTGTCAGAAAAGCACGAGAAAGGTTGGCTAAAACTGGTAAAACATCAGATGCAGCCGAAGTATTTAAACAATTATTAAAATAATTTAGGAGTAAATTATGGCAAAAGTAACTAATGCTTTTGATACTTACACCGCCACTGCTGACAGAGAGCAACTTAGTGATATTATTTACAACATATCACCATCACAAACACCTTTTCTATCAAGCATTGGAAGGACAAATGTAAGCAATGTAGTCTTTGACTGGCAAACAGAAACGCTACCAACTCCATCTTCAACTGGACAGCTTGAAGGTTTTGAGTTAAGTAGATCAGCTTCTACTGCTACGACAAGGGAATCTAACGTATGTATGATCTCATCAAGAGATGCAACAGTAACAGGATCGCAAGAAGCTAGTGATGCTGCTGGTAAGAGGTCAGAAATGGCTCACCAGCTTGCTATCATGGCTAAAGCTGTGAAAAGAGATATGGAAGAGGCTTTGACTCAAAATATCGCTAAAGTAACAGGTACGGCTTCTGCTGCCCGTCAAACAAGGTCTTTGGAAACTTGGTATCAAACCAACGTAAACAAAGCTTCTGATGGTGCAAATGGTTCTGCTTCTGCTGCTAGAACAAACGGAACAAGAAGGGATTTGACCGAAGATATGATCAAAGACGTTCAACAACAATGTTTCGCTAGTGGTGCAGAGCCTTCTATCTTGATGGTAGGCCCATATAACAAATCAGTTATATCTGGCTTCACAGGTAGAGCGCAAGCTAGACAGTTCGTAGATGCTAATACTATTGAAGCTTCTGTTTCTATATATTCTGGTGATTTTGGAGAACTCAGAGTAGTTCCTTCAAACAGAAGTAGAGAGCAGGCGGTTCACTTGTTAGACCCTGAGTTTGCAGCAGTTGCATATCTCAGAGACTTTGAAACTATTGATATAAGCACAATCGGTGATGCTGAAACCAAAATGATCGTGGTCGAATACGGCCTTGAGATGAGGAACGAAGCAGCACATGGTATTGTCGCTGATGTTAAAGTTTCATCTACTGACGCTGGTTAGTAAATAGTTTTGTGGGGGGCATAAGCTCCCCACATACTACAGATGACTAGAAAAACAATAATAGACACAAGTATCGGTGGTGAAGAAGTTTTTGCTACTGAGGACGATAAGATCGTCTATCACAAAAAACAAAACGTACAGCCTGTTGTAGAGCACTGTAAGAACCTAAGTGAGCAACAACCGGGTAAAGAGTTTCGTCATGTTGCCGAGATACCTATGGTAATATATCAACGCATGGTAAGGGATGGTTCTATAAATGATAAACAGGCCCTCAAAAAATGGCTGAACGATCCTGATAACCAAGCATTTAGAACTTGGAAAGGTAAAGTATGACTTACTCAGAACTTAAAACAAACATAGCAAACTATCTAAACAGATCAGATTTGACATCTTTTTTAGATATTTTTATAGACAATACAGAAGCGGAACTGAACAGAAGGCTCAGAACCAAAGATATGGTCAAAAGAGCAACCGCAACTGCTGACTCACAGTATCTAGCTCTGCCAACAGACTGGTTAGAAGCTATCAACGTAGAAATAACATCAAATAATTTTAGACCCTTGTTCCAACAGTCTATAGAATCTTTAGACGTTTACAGACAAGCTAATGACAATGTAACAGGATCACCAATATATTTTGCAGTTGTTGATAAAAGCTTAGAGTTAGCACCTACACCAGATACAAGTTATACGCTACAACTTACTTACTATGGAAGTGTAGATGCACTTAGCGACTCACAAACAACTAACTTTGTCTCTACAGGACATCCAGATGTTTACTTATATGGAGCACTAAAACACGCTTCTATCTTTCTTATGGAAGATGAGAGAGTACCTTTATTCACTGCACAATTTGAAAAAGCCCTAGAAGAAATGAGACTAGAACAAGAGAAAGCAGAGTTCGGTAAAGGTTCACTGATACAAAGACGAAGAACTTATGGTAAAGCGAGAAAAAACGTATATCATTTCAATAATTAGGAGAAACTATGTCAGGATTTAGCGATTATTTAGAGGACAAAGTATTAGAGCATGTTTTTGGTGGCAACGCTTTTACAGCACCATCATCTTTGCACGTAGCACTGTTTACAGTTGCACCATCAGACACAGGTGGAGGAACTGAGGTAAGCGGTGGCTCTTATGCACGTCAGACAGCTACATTCAATGTTTCTGGCACAAACCCAACCACAGCAACTAACGCAGCAGCAGTTGAATATCCAACAGCTACAGCAGACTATGGAACTGTAGTCGCAGTAGGAATATTTGACGCTTCATCAAGCGGTAACTTGCTTGCTTATGCAAACCTTACAGCTAGTAAAACTGTGAGCAGTGGAGATGTATTTAGGTTTGACGCAGGGGATATTGATATAACACTAGCGTAAACTTATGGCCACAGTAGGCTACGGGTTCGGAATATATGGTAAAGGACGTTGGGGAACTCCTGTTTACCATTTCGGGGAAGCCACATTACAAGGCACTTCGGCTGTAACAGCAACCGGTAGATTCGTTATTACAGGTGCAGCTACTTTAGCTGGTACATCTGCTGTAACTGCTACAGGTCGTTTCGTTATAACTGGTGCGTCAACCATAGCTGCAACATCAGCAGTAACAGCAGAAAGTTCATTAATACATGGTGGTGAAGCTACCATCGCAGCGTCAAGCAGTCTCAGCGCAACAGGTAGGCAGATAGACTTAGGTGCTTCTACTATAGCAGCTACGTCTGGTATGACGGCTACAGGTACGCAAATAGATCGTGGGGTAGTCATAGGCCCAGCAGTCTCAAACATGACTGCTACGGGAAGATTTACATTTATAGCAGAAGCAACAATAGCTGCATCGGCATCTGTTAGCGCAGTTGCAAGGCAGATTGACAGGGGTTCAGCCACCCTTGCACAAACATCTAGTCTTTCTGCTATTGGTGGATTAAAATGGACGGAAGAAGAAGTACAAGCTGCAACTTATACGGAACAGACAGCCACAGCGACTTGGACAGATCAAACAAATCCGTCCACGACTTGGACAAATTTAGACAACGATAAGGCAGCTTAGAGAGGAAAAACATGGCAGATACAAATACAACCAATTTAAGTCTAGTAAAACCAGAGGTAGGAGCTAGTACAGATACCTGGGGAACGAAAATCAATAATAACCTTGATAGCGTAGATGCTATCTTTAGTGCTACTGGTACATCCGTAGCAATGAACCTTGATGGGGCTGTGATTGACAGTTCTGTTATAGGGGGAAACACACCGGCTGCTGGTACATTTACTACGTTGGTTGCTAATGGAGGAGCTGTATTTAATGAAGATAGTGCAGACGTAGACTTTAGAGTTGAATCAAATGGCAATGCTGATATGTTGTTTGTTGATGGTGGTAACGACAATGTTTTATTAGGTACTCAAAATCAAGGTCACATAAGACTTAATCAACAACTAGGACTAGCAGTTACAGGTAATGTGTACGGCGGAATAAGCATGGCTACACATTCAAGTTCAGCAGGTGGTAATAGGTCACTTTTAGATTTTAATAGGTCAAGAAATACTACTATTGGCAGTCATACAGTAGTACAGAGTGGTGACTCACTTGGAACAATAGTCGGTAGAGGTGACGATGGAGATGAGTTTTTAGACGCAGCAAGTATAGATTTTGAAGTAGACGGAACTCCAGGAGATGGTGATATGCCTGGTCGGATAGTTTTTGCAACTACAGCAGATGGTGCTGGCTCTGTATCAGAAAGAATGCGTATTACTTCCTCAGGAAATGTTGGTGTAAATTCTACTGCTACAAATGCTAAATTAGAAGTAGTAGCAACCTCTGGAGAAATATTCAGAGCAGATGCCAATGCTGGTGCATTTAGATTAGTAGCCAATCAAGATGGTGTAGTAATGAATGGAAACATAGGCATAGGAACTGCGAGTCCTGCACACCAATTAGATGTTAGAAATATAGGAGGTACAGATACAGAGGCTTTTATAACTGTTGGTAACTCAGACAACAGTAAATTTCTTGGCTTGTATAGCGGAAGAGCAAATAATGCCTTTCCTACAATTTACGTAGATTCTACATCTACAGCTTTAAGGTTTGCTTTTGCAGATGATACTGCTTTTAATGGCTTTAGTGAAAAAATGCGTCTTGTTTCTGATGGTGCTTTAAGAATTAACAACACATCTACTATCGGTTCTAATGACGAGGGAGTTTTACATCTATTAGGTAAATCTGCCCACACAGTTTGTAAAATGAAAGTTACTAGTAACAGCCAAAGATATATACATTTCTTTGATGCAAGTAACAATGATGCAGGTTCTGTACAAAATGGAGGTGGTGCTTCTACAGTATATAACACAAGTTCTGATTACAGAATGAAAGAAGATTATAGACCTTTAGAAAATGGTCTTGAAAGGCTTAGTAAGTTAAATCCTATCAAATTTAAGTGGAAACACTATGACATAGAACAAGAAGG